GTTTTGGTCGATGCAAGTTCTGTGAATTGGTTGTTGCCGGTGATGGTGAGGGTGGATGTGCCGGTGGTGCCGCCGATGGTGAGTTTGTTGTAGGAGAGGCCGCCTCCGTTGAAGTTGCGGGCAGTGGTGCTTGTGCTAGCCAACTCAATATCGGCAGAGCCTTTGTAGAAATTCACTGTTGAAGCGTTTCCTACATCCCAGATAGTTCCGGTGCTTGTTAAAGACCAAGTACCACTCCCCATTTTAAGTGTCTTAGTTCCTGGGGAGAGAATAAACACAACACCAATAGTAACATTATAAGAAACAGCATCAAATGTACCGGTAGATATAGTTATATAACGTGATGAATTAAGAGACAAAGCATCAGCAAGTTGTACAACATCAGTAACAGAATCAATTGTGATTGGGCAACCAAATACCACACCATTACTTGTAATCGTCTGCGTCCCACGTTTAGCAAATGTAATAATGCCTGTGTTGCTAGAAGTTACACCTGTACCAAAATCCCAATCGCCATAGACAAACGGAGCGCCGCTACCAATCATCGTCATCGCACTAGTCCGCGCAGACGCATCAAACGTACCAATGTTCCAAGCCTGATCTATCGTCACCGTCCCTGCACTACCTGTGTCATCAAACACAGCCGTGTCTTGCGCCAACGGGAAGTTGTTGATGTCAGGAGAACCACCAGAGCTTGATGCCCAAGCCGTTGCAGACCAGTTCTGACTCCCAGCAAGATTCCAATACACCGTCTTCGGCGAAGGGAAGGTGATGCCGCTGTTGCCGCCACAGTCGCCTGCACGGGTCGGAGAAGAACCTGCTGCGGTGCCAGCAATGGTGATGTCGCGGAAGTCGCAATTGTCGGCACTGAGCGTGCCGACTGTGAGGGTGCGGGTGGTGCCGAGGGTGTTTGATTGGACGAATATTCGACGGACGGAAGAGGCACCGGCAACGGTGAGGGTGCCGGTGATGGTTTGATTTGCACCAAGGTTTAATGTCATAAGCCCCGCAGAAGCGGCGGCAGAAATTGTAAGATTATTAAATGTATTTACTTGGCTAAAAGACCTTACTCTAGCAGTAGTATCTGTAATGCTTACATTATAGTAACTCTGCCCACCACCATCAAATGCGGTATTCCCTGTTGCAGTGATGTTTATTTGCGAAGTCCCTGCGTTAAACGTCAAATTTGTTGATGTAGAAAATGCTACTGAAGATGCTCCACTCAACGTCACCGTACTCGACCCCAGCGTTATCGCCCTGACGTTGCTGTTGCTGGACGACAGAGAGCTTGCGGTGACGTTGTAGTTTTTGGTGTCGAAGGTGCCGTTGGTGACGGTGAGGGTGTTGGAGCCAATGTTTAGCGCGTCGGCGAGTTCGACGGTGCCGCTGTAGGAGTCAGTATTTATGCCCCCTGTAAATGTTTTTCCAGCGCTTGTAATTGTCTGCGTGTTGCGGCCTGAAAAAAAGATTGCTGTAACACCGCCACCAAACACAGTGCCTGATCCATTGGTCCAGTTGCCGTAGATGGTGTAGCCCGTCGCCAGACTCAGCGTCATCGCGTTTGTCCGCGATGACATGTCCACCGTGCCTGTGTAGGTGATCACGTTGTCCATTGTCACCGTAGCCGACGTATTCAACCCCGTGTTCTCAATGACAGCCGTGTCCTGCGCCAACGGGAAGTTGTCTGTGCTGGCTGCGCCACCAGAGCTTGCAGCCCAGTTGTTGCCGCTCCAGCTTCCGCCTGCGAGGGTGACCCAGTAGACGGTCTTGGGCGTGTCGAAGGTGATGCCTCTGCACCCGCGCAGGTCGCCAACACGCGTGCCGCTGATGGGCGCGGCTGTGCCGATGACGTAGATGTCTCGGAAGTCTGCGTCGGTCAGGCTTGGGGCTGAGTTGATGGTGAGGGTTTGGGCAAGGCCGTAGGTGGAGCCTCTGAACCAGACTCTGCGGTTGCCTGCGGTGCCGGTGGTGGAGAGGGTGCCGTTGATGGTCTGCTTACTGTTAAACGCGACTTGTACCACGCCGGCAGAAGAGGCGGCTGTAACAGTTAAATTGTTGAAAGTATTTCCTCCCGTTAATGTTCTTGTCCCAGCAACTGTAGATGAAAACACTGCGTTATAAAAAGTAAGCCCGATAGATGAACTGGAACCCCCAATAATGGCCCCGGTTACACTAGTACAAATAATTGTTGAAGTGCCCGCATTAAAAGTTAGATTGGTATTGTCTGCGGCATTAAACGCGCCTGTAGTTGACAGCGACAACGTACTACTGCCAAGATTAAGAGTTCTGACAGTTGTGGCGCTAGAAATAAGAGATGTTGCGGTAATATTGTAATTGTTAGTATCAAAAGTGCCCTGTATATGGTTAATACTCCCTGACGAGTTTAACGCATCGCCAAGTGTCACGGTGATGCCAGAACCGTTAATCGCCACCGGCCCCAATGTCTTGCCCGCTGTCGTCAACGTCCCTGTGCCATTCAACGTCAGCGTACCGGTATAAGTAAACCCCATCCCCGCATCAAGCGTAATGCTGCCGGATACGGTGATGGCTGCGCTGCCTGCCAACGTACCCGTAAACCCTGTGCAGGTGATGGACTTGGCACCGGTGTTGCCGGTGGAGATGGTGCAGGTTCCGGTGGAGGCAGCGTCAAAGAAGACGTCATCAGCGCTGGTAGGAACACTTGCCCCGCCAGCGCCACCAGACGTAGCTGACCACTTGGTTCCGGCAGTGCCGTCCCAATTCGCTGTACCGCCAACCCAGTACCTGTCAGCCATCTCTTACACCTTGTAGTACCAGACGCCGTCGATCTCGACCAGCTTGGCTCCCGCAGGCGGGACGCCCTCTAGTTTCTGATACACCTCACCAGCAACCTCTTTGGTCGTCTCAGGTTCCGGTGCAGGCGGCGCTGTCACCACAGCAATCCAGTTGTCTCGACGCTGCTCCTTCATCGCCTGAATCTCAGCCTCAGTGAAGCCGTGGTCATCAGGCAGATGAAGAGCATCGGCAAACTTGCCGTGAGGGGTGTCGAAGGAGAAGTCAATTTTGATCATGGCTTGAAAGTAAAACACCCGCCTAGACGGGTGCCTTTTTCAGAGTTGTTGAAGATCAGGCTGCGTCGAGGCTGAAGGTGTACTCAACATTTAGTTGATCGCCATTAGCCACCGTTCGGTCTCCGGGAAGCGCAAAGTCAGCAGCCGAAAACAGCGTACCAGACGTGCCGTTCTTGGTGTTATCAGACGTCAAGAACGCGCCGCCAACCGTTGCGGAAGTAGTGAAATTAAATGCTGCTTTTGATGCAGTGTTATTTATTACTGATGTGCCGGGTGTAGGAATCGTTGCCGTGCCAAACGTACAGACAGGCCGCGTAGTTTGGCTATATTCAGTGTAGATTTCCGTCCAGCCCGCATGGCTGGACATCGTGTCACTCGCTGATGGGTTGTTGGACGAAGCCGCACCATAGAGGCCGATATACCAAGTCGTGCTCTGCGAACCGCCGCCAAGCGCCGCCTCGTTCATGTAATACAACCCCTCATCTACCACGAGATTGTGGGACTGCGTTTCCCACTTCAGGTTACCTTGCGCGTCATAGCAAGTGACCTTGAAGACACCGCCGCCTTTAGATTTGTTCAGCATGATGAGTTCCTATGCGAAGCGCAACAGCGCAGAAGCGGCTGTTGCCGCAGGGAGTTGAAGGGTAAAGGTACCCGATGCAGTCTTGTCTGCACCGAAGTCCAGCACCGCGATGGCCCGATCATCTTTGGTGTCGTTGTAAATCAGCCCGCCTCGACAGACGAATGACGCACCCGACCAGACCGGATTGTCGAACGTGACGTAGGCCGTAGTCCCGGACAGAAGAACCTGAACGTTGGTGAGCGTGACCCCGCCAGCGGTGTACCCTGAACCAGCAGGAACCTCGCCCGTGGAAGTGTAAATCGTCGTCGCTTGGCTCAGATCAGCCGCAGCGGTGTAGAGCGCCAGCTTGAGTGTGTCGGTGGCAAGGTTATGGATGCCCAGCCAGGACTCCTGCTTGAACGACGAACACATGCCTTGGAGGATAGCCATTTACTTCACCGGATTCCGTACTTGGCCACTGCGGTAGGCATCCATGCGATTCTTGCCGTCACCCAAGTTCTTGAGCAGTAGGAACGACTCGTTGAACTGGTTCTGATACATCGTGACGATGTCCGCCTCTTCCTTCATGAACCGAGCAGCCTCGACCATGACCGCGTTGAACAGCACCGACTCGAAGTTGTCACCCAGCCACGAAGTGCCCGCCGTGGAGATGCTCTCGGGGTAGTAGAAGTAGTGCAGTTCCGCCTTGTAGCCCGCCACAGGCGTCGGACCAAGGATGAACGTCAACTCGGTCGGCAGGTTGTACACCGGGCCAAAGAGCGCGTAGTAGCGCGGCACGCCCGTCACAGACGGGTTCGGGTACGACTCCCGAATGAAGTTGACATCCTTGTTGAGCAGGAATGTGTACTCCCCGCCTGCGGCAGGAAACACCGCCATCGAGTAGACCGACAAGAAGTCGTTGGGGGCCGCAAGGTACTGGTTACCCGCGCTCAAGTCACCCGTGACGTTCTTGCGGAGCGCCGGAAGCTGCACGCTGTTGTAGATCTTGTCCTCGGCCAGCTTTGTCAGCGTGGCAAAGTCCGTGGCCGAGAACGTGTTCTCGACGCTATCCTCAACAGCGGCCTTGAGCTGGGTGTAGTTCACGCCATCGGTCCTCGGGCCATCGTGCCCTTGGTGGCCGCACCGGTGCCACGTACCTTGATGCCAGAGGTCTTCGCAGGCGGGCAGGGGGCGGTCGACTCAGCGCCCACGACAAGGCGCGGGGGAGTACGCTCAGCAACGCCCACAACGGGCGTAGGGACGCGTTTGGCCTTCATCATGTCACTTCCCCTTGGTCTTGCGCCCGACCGGGCCTTGGTTGGTCACACGGGCCATGCCGGCACCCATCTTGGCCAGCATCTCGTTGGTGACGCCGCCCTTGGCGAACTTCGTCTTGGGCTTGCCCGGGTGCATCGCCGCCTCATGCTTGTGGACAGCCTGCTTGGCAGACATCTTCATCTTGAACTCCTTCGGGCCGCGCCCGTGTGAATGATACCGCTGACCAGCGGTTTAGGAAACCGGCAGATAGTTGATGCGGACTGCTCCGTTACCGCCGCTGCCCGCGTTTGCAACAACACCGCCGGCACCGACAACAACAGGGTACGTAGTTCCGGGAACGACGGTCAAAAATGTCCAGCGGAGTCCTCCGCCGCCACCACCGCCAGACAAAGAACTGCGCCCACCCCCGCCACCGCCATAGAGGCCGCCGTTGCCGTTTCCGTCGCCGTTTTGACCGCCAGAGCCGCCAAAACCATACGCACCGGTTGATGTAGTACCGCCCGCGCCACTTGTACCTTGGCCGTTTAAGCCGACACCGCCACCACCAGCACCTGCACTTACCCCGCCAGTGGCACCGCCAGCCGCCCCACCTACGCCCGTACCGCCCCCCGAAGGGAATGTACGACCAATACCGCCGTCACCTGCATAGCCGCCTGCGCCCCCACCACCGCCCGGTGGCAAGAAAACGTAGCTGCCCCCCGCGCCGCCGTTACCGCCAAAGACAGTAGCGCTCAATGTAGTGCCCGTGCCGCCTGCACCGCCTGCCGAACTTGTACTGCCTACACCTCCGCCAGCAAAGAAGGTGTCGAAACTAGAGTTACCTCCTGAGACCCCTGCGCCGCCAGAAGGCCTACCACTTCCTCCACCACCAACGCACAAGACATACGCTTGCGTGACACCAACAGGTGCGGTCCAAGAATACGTACCGGGCGTAGTAAAGAGTACGGAAGTCCAAGGTGCAAAGGTCACCTGACCAACCTGCCCTACACCAACAAGCGTGTTGGGGGTCAGAACAGCATCGAAGTCACGGGCCCCGCCGATGGGGTTCCATCCCCACTGGATCACCAGCATGCCTTCGCTGACGTTGTTCAGCGCGTTGACACCAGACTGGTACCATGTGTTCGTGTCCGGGCGTGGGTTGCGGATAGCCTGCGGGTCGCTGATCGGGTACATCCCGAGTTGCAACTGCGGCTGATCCGGCGTCCAGCACTGCGGACATG